AGAAAATAACAATTTCTTCATTAGAGCAAGTTCCCGAACCTTGAAAAACAGAGTCCTGGTCAGCCAAATCAGAACGGTCTAGTCCTTGTGTGGAATAATCTAACATGATTCTATAAAAGTAATTTTGTGCATGGCCTGCAACAACAAAATCACTACCAACATACTGTACTGCCATTTCAAGAGCTTCTTGAGAGGGCTCTACAAATTCATTTATACTTCCTATAAAGTTACAAGTGTGCATTACTGCATGAAAAGGTGTGTTTTCTAAGATTGTGTTTTTTACTTCTTCTATTTTTTCATCGCTTATCTGTTCTACTTCTACATCAATATCATAACTGCTGCTTGCACAAGCATAACAAGGGTCTACAAAGGCTTTATCAATATCACAAGGGTTTAGTGAGTCCCTTATAGATCCATTGTATTCTTCCATGTGATAAACATTTTCACTGTAGGGAAACTCTGTTCTTATTTTTCCAAAAACAAGAGGATCAAAGAATGGATTTCTGTCAGGTATCAACGTATTGAACATTGGGTCATCTTCTCTTAATGCCCTAATGTTCCAATTTTTTGGTGGATTCTCAAAGCTTTTGAATGCAACATAAGTATTATTGTTTGTGCTACTAGCAGTTAGGTTCACCCTTACAGTAGAAAAATTGACTATCTCTAAAATTTTCAAGGCCCCACCAAATTCAGGACAGAATAATGTTTGCCCTACCCTAAACTCTGAAGACAAAGGAAGGCCACTGATCACATCCGACCCAGACTTGACTTTCGCTTTCTTTATGGACTTAGAGTCTCGTGTGTCTATTAGCGGAAGATTTCTGATATAATCTTCTATGTTTTGTTCGTCTGTACTATTTATTTCTTGGTACTTGTATACAAGTCTAACTTCATCACCTTCTAATAGTGGGCTAGTTCCTACCCAAGAAAATTTTGTAGCTCCATCTTCTGAGTAAAAGTTAAAATCTGTTTCATTGACTTCTTCCCATTCTAAACTATTCCTAGATCTAAACCAAAATTCAAAGTTTGATGAATCAGCTGGAAACAGCGGCGTTTTTTCTAGAGAAAAAATTTCATTTTCTCCATCGAACGCAAAAGATTCTTGCCAAGTTTTTGAAGACACTACTTGCCACAATTGTGTAAAGTTTTCTAAATTCACTCCTATGTGATTAAGAGCTTCTGACAACCCTCCTTTAGTCCCCTTTTTCTTGTATATGGGTATTGCTCTTTTTATTTGTCCTCGCCACCGTGTTGGATCATCAGTTTTTAGTTTTAGCCCAAAATAGTTCGAGAGATACGGCAGCAGAAACTCGTGTAGAGAGTTAGCGTCTTGTAAGTCAACTAATTGATTTGCTAAGTCTTCCAATGATGTAAACCCAGAGGCGACAGATTCATTCGTACGGGATAATACATCGGGAGAAACATCACCAGAAGATATTTGAGTTTTAAACATCTCCGGTAGATACCTATCCAGAAGAGTTTGGTATTTGTTTTCTTTTGTGCGATGCCCCGGTAATGCTGTAGTAACTTGAGTGTCACTTTGGAGGTAAAACCTTATTTGATTTGATAAGCTATCACCTGCAACTAGAGGCTTCCAAGTCCAACATGCAAAATAGTCTCCCTCACGAGCCCCTTTTGGTTCCCAAACGTACTTAAACTTACATGTGCCTGTGTTTTCTATTATTGCATTTTCTGTGTCGGTTGACAACCAAGCGGGATAGTCCTCATTTCCTATAACAGCTACGGCCTCGGCTTCCCTAAAGTAGAACTCTGTTAGGTGTTTGTCTTCTTCGTTTCTTTGCTCGTACTTTCTTAAGTTTCCACTTGCATAATCTCTTGATACAAAATATATTACTATGCTTTTAACTTCATATGGATTAGATAATATTGATCCGTTTGTGTTTGGAGTCTCTATCTCAAACACAACCTTGTCGGACACGCTCGGATTTTCATTAGGGTATTTTTCACTCATAACTAAACTCTATGCTTATTATATCTGGTCGTATAATTTGTCTGTAATTTGTTACGACATATGAACCACTATTGTTAGGGTCGTCCGTAGAAAGCATAACTTCTATTCTTTCTATTTCTTTTATGTCATTTATGGACTTTATAACATCAACATCCCTCAGATTTTGATCATATTCCCAATTGTTCAATGAAAACAATCTGTTTATTCTGTTTTCTACCTTTATTCTTATTTCGCTTTCAAACTTTCTGTAGAATCTATCCATTATAATGTCTACTGTAACATCTAGATTAACCACCTCACCGTTTTTTATGCACACATAGTCTGTGACCATCTTGAGTTCTTCTATCTTTTGATTTAACTCCGATTTGAGTTCCTCTGATGCTGTCTTTAGCTTGTCGGGTCCATCAAGAGCCAAAACATAAAGATCAATTATGTTCCCAGAGCATCCATAGTTTCTTAATACAGCATTAGACTTACCTATCTGTCCATGGTATGAAGTAACAAACTGGTCCGCTAGTGTTTTATAGTCTAAACCTGTTACCGCTCTGTTCTGTACCCTTATCCATTTAGGAAGTTTATATCTTATGTCTTCTATTGTATCTCCGTCATAACCATTTGTTCCACGGGTATAGTTAGAAAAAGTTACTGGTATGGGATACTCAATTCCAGCAGTGTTTATGACAGTTTGTTTTGTTATTGTGTTGCTCACTAGATTACCTACTGAGCCTCCTCCTTGCCTATACACTGCTCTAATTAAACTTCCTTGAGAAGGTATTAAACCTGCTCTGTTGTTTCCAAATAAAACAAAAGCTTGATAAGTTGAATCAAATTCTACCCTGTATTCTCTTCTTGGTTGAGAATCAGTAAAGTAATCTACTCTTTCCCATTCTACTCCGTCCACAAATACTCTTATGGAGTCGTAAATGACAGGACTGTCTATGAGACTTAAGGTCTGAGATATGCCGCCGCTACTCACGGTCTCTCTGGTTCTAGTTCTTCCTTCTAAACCTATTATGCTTGCGTTCGCAACGGCTCCCGCTGGTATTATTATATCTTTGTCAAAAATAGGTGCATTCTTAGCATCTGCTGGATAAAGTTCTATGTATATTCGTGTGTCTCCGGCATTCACAGATAAATCAAAAGGTGCCGGTATAGTTAAATCAGTTAGAATAGGATTGTTTAGACTTGCCGTCCAGAGAGATGAAGCCGCTATAGGAGGTTGGGGTTGAAACCCGACAAGCTTAGCTAATCTAAATGCGTTATCTATTTCTGTGACTGTGTCTATAAAAACTTCATTGGCGATTTGATCCATTTTAAAGCTCAGTGTGTCGGCTATAAAGGCCCAATTTTCTATCAACATGATACCCAGAGAGGACTCTACAAAGTCTGTAAAATCATTTGGGAACTTTTGCCTAATATAGTCTATTAACCTGGTCTTCATGGACCAAAAGTCTTGATTTGTATAATTTAAATTGAATATATTAGGGGTTTTTATTGCGTTAGATTGAGCATAAGGACTAACGTCAAACGGACAATTCTCAGTCATTTCTACCTCCCGGTAAAGGTACTTCCAAAACTAGCTCCTGAACAGTTTGCACTTCTTTAGGATCAACAAAAGTTATTTTTATAGCCAACAAATGTTCAATTTGGCTTTTATCGTCTAAGGGGTTTAGAGAGCTGTCTTCGACTTTTGTTAAAACTTCTACTTGCTTTAATGCGATTCTTGGCTCCCACTGTTTAATTGAGTTAATTATTACATTTCTTGCTTCCCCAACTAATCTTGGGTCGTTTGGTTCAAAAATAAGCTTTTTTAATGGCGTCCCAAACCTTGGGTTCATCACCCTTTCACCTGGATTTGTTAGCAAAAGAATCAATAAGTCTGATTTTATTTGATCAACATCTTCCGATTGTGAAGAAAAGTATCCTCTTACTGTCTTTTGTACTGGATAGGGAAATCCTAAAAACTTAACCATAAAACTCCTACTAACACTTAGCAAAAGGTTTGAACATGAATATAGAAACTGGACTTCCGCTACACGAGCTAGCAATGACCCTATTACTCAAGCACACGCAGCCTTTGCAAATGTCATAAACTAAAATAGGAGCGGGGCATCCACCAAACCCACTCTCGTCACCCGGAGCAGGACACTCATTTCCTGCAAGAAGAAGTATATATTCTTTTGCAAGAAACAAATGGCTTTTTTCTGTAAGATTAAGGTATACGTCTTTTGTATAGACTAGCTTTAATTTAGAAATTATTTCTATCATACTAGAAGGCGGACTACATTGACCTATGTCTCCAACTATTGTTATGTGATCATCTGTTGTAAGAACCACATAATTACCAGCTACACGTAAGAAAACAAGACCAGGACCAGCTGGAGCTTCTTGGTATCTGTGTATATGAGGTCCTCTACAATTATCTTTGTGAGGACATAATATCTGGATGTACTGTTGTTGGGTCGATTTTTGATCAAAATCATCCCCAAAATGCATCTCTAATCCATAGCCTGTTCTTATTCTAACAAACGCTTTGTTTGCATTTGGTATAGGAACGCCTCCATCTTTTTTACATGGGCTACACTGTTTGTTGGTTTCGTCCACCATGTCTATAGTGTGATTGCTTGTAGATTGTAAGTGTATACCTCTCTTTTCACCAGCTTCGCACTCAGGCACCGTATGATCGTTTAGTTCTATTTTGTTGCCTGTGGCCGTAAGTATTCTTATAAAGTTTGTATCTTCTCTTATGCAAGGCTTACAGTCTAGCTCGGCGTCACTCATCTCAATT